GGACCATGTTCCAAATTCCCGCCATGCTCTGTGCTGCCGTGAACGGCACGCTGATGCTGCCGCCGTCAACGAACTTCGATGCGCTCGTCATGTAGTAGAACGTACCGTTGGACTTCCATAGCAGGATGCCGAGGTAGTAGTTCCCCGGTATGGCCACGTTGTTGAGTGAGAAGTTGCCGAGTTGCAGGGCGTACTGATTCGCCGCAGGCGTGTCCCAATCGAACTGCCCGGCGTAGTTGCTATCGAGCCAAATGTCCGTGGCGGCAAGCGCACCCACGGGGACTGGGGCGTTGTGTTCGTAGTGGAAGAAGTCGAAGGCGCGGAACCACTCGTAGTTGGCCGCACCACGCGGTCTGTTGTACACCCACGAAAGGGCCTCGTTCTTTAGGAAGTAGAAGAACGTGCCGCCCGTGAACGGGCCGCCGAGGGACGTGTATTCGCCGATTGCGATGCCGCACTTGCCGTCATTCCCCTTCCACCAATTTGCGGTATCTCTCCATCCCGTCTTGTCGGCCTTGATCTGCGCGGAATAGTCCACGCCGCTCAACCGCACGGGCTTGTACTTCGCCCACTTGTTGATGTTGCCGTTGACAATGTTGTAGCCGAGGTCCCCGTTGCCCGTGCCCAGCACGTAGCCGAGGTCAGCCTTGATGTTGATAGGCAACGTGATATGTCCGTTACTGTTGCTCATTTTGCGATTATCATTTTGTGATAGTTTTCGTTGAAGTACACCGCGTTCCCATATCGCTCGAACATGAGCCGGGCTGCGCGTTCACGCATACGGTACGCGGAGAAGTGCCGCGTCAGGCCGAGGTACGAGTTGACGGAAGCAAGGGCCTCCTGCGGTTTTAGGTTCGCCTTATGCGCCAACCACCACATTTTGGCCTCCATCTTCCGGCGCGTCCGGCTGCTGGTGTAGATGCGGTAAGGCTTGATGATGCCACCAACGAAAGACACACCCTTGCGGTAGTGCTGAAGGTAGGTCTTGTTGGTGTGCAACTCCAATCCGAGATGGTCTTTGAGGAAGGCCCGCAGACGGGGCAGAAACGCCCGAATTTCATCGAGGGACTCGTGGACAAGTACGAAGTCATCCACGTACTGCGTAATGCACGAGAAGCCGCTTTCCTTTACGAAGCGGATGACGTCGGAAAGGAGGAAGTTTGCCAGCAGTTGCGACGGCAGATTACCGATTGGCATACCGTGTCGGTCATCCTGCGTGAACAGACTTTTGTCGGCACGAAGGCCGTCCCATTGCGTGAGTTTGCTGCGCCTGACGCAATGCTTCTGCGGGCAGTTCAAGATGACCATTTCCGTCAACCATTTCAGCGGCTCCGCATCCTTGCCATCATACCGCTCATCAATGAACCGCTGCACCTTCTCGTTCAGCAGCGGCTTGTCAATGCTCATGAAGAAACCACGGATGTCGAATTTGCAGATGTAGCAGTCGTTGGCGTAGCCACGGCTGACGTTCATGACGTCATCGGCTACCCGATGGATGGCGTAGAGGGTCCCCTTGTTCGTGCGATTGCTGCACATATTGTCGGGCAGGTAGGCTTCGAGAAGCGGATTGATCCTCATGCAGATGTAGTCATGCACGATGCGGTCCCGGAAGTCGGCTGCGAACACCTCGCGCTTGATGGGTCTGTTCACTATGAAGCAGATGGACCGCCCGATCTTGTATGTCCCTGAGTTGACCTCGCGCCAAAGGCGCATGATGTTATGCTCGAAATCAACGACGAAACGCTGGGCGTTATAGGTCTTGGCCTTGTTCTTCACGCACTCGTCGAAGGCGGCAAGGATATGGGAAAGAGGGATATGGTAGCGGTTCGCCTTTGTATCATGATTTAGTTCGGAGAGAGGCACGACCGTTAAGCCGTTGTACTTATTGTTGTTGTTCGTGTTCCCGTTGTTGTTCACGTTCCAAGCGTTGTTGGCAGAATACTGAGAACTCGACCACAAGTTGCCTTTCAAAGCCCCGTTGTGAGATAACAGTAAAAGACTGTCGGGGCCACCTAATTGCATGATACGGGAGTCGCCCGCAGGATGTCTTGCGTTCATAACTCTTGTTCGCCAATTAAGTCCTTTTGGTTCTGCTCAAAGTGGGACGGGTCTGTTTCCATCCACCACTTTCGGAGAGCCGCTACCTGCCCCTCAATCCCTTCCCTCATCTTGTACATTACCGCCCTTTGGTGGTTGCTGATGCCGTGTGCCTCGTGGAAGAAGGAGATGCTATCCGAAACCACGTCCCACTCCGTGAGGAAGGCGTCGATGTATTGCAACTTCACTTCGCGGTCGTAGGTCCGGGCCACGACGGAAAGGCAGCGCACGCAGGTCTTGATGCTCATGACGCAGTTCGCGCCTTCTGAGTTCTTCAACCAACGGGGCATTTTCTCGATCGCCATGTACATATACTTTCGGAACTTCCTGAACTCGTGGTAGATTGGAAGCACAAGCATTGGCGACAAGTTACCCTTTTTGTCCGTTTTATTCATGGCTTTTCCTTCTTCTTTTTCCATCATTTTTCTCGTTTTGATGCACTCCGGGGAAGCGGCCCACCGCACGTGCGGCTGCCGCCGCCCCAAAGTACAAAGTATTAAGTATTAAGTAGTTAAAATTAGGTCGGAGAGAGGCACGACCGTTAAGCCGTAGTACTTATAGTTGAGGTACGTGGGCCCGTAGGGGTACACGAGCCAAGCGTTGGCGGCAGAATACTGAGAACTCGACCACAAGTAGCCTGACCCCCAAGCGATGGCGGACCTGAGCGTGTGTGTAAGTGCGCGGACCTCGCCCATGTCCTTTATGCTGCCGAGGAACCACTTGTGCTTTTCCAAACCCGGAACGGAGTTGCTGGGCGTGTAGTTGTAGCAGTAGCCTGCCGCATAGTCCGTGCTGCCGTCCGTCTTGCTATGGTTGGCGATGAAGTCGGCCACGATCTTGCGGGTGTTGCCCATGCCGTCTGTGTCGGAATAGCATCCAGCCTTCGCAGGGAACTTCGGTGCCCAGCACGCCGCCATATACTTGTCGAAAATGAAGTCATAGTTGGCCATGTTGATGGTCTTGCCGTTCTCCGTGACGGAGGTGTTGCCCGCCGCCACCGCAGCATCCCACGTGGACCGCTGGATGGGCATATACGACGAGTTGCCGCCAGCGAAGTAGGCTTCCTGATACCGAAGCGACGGGAAGGCGCACCAATCGTAAACATTGGCCGCGTTGGTCACGCCGCCGTCCTTCTTCACGACCTGCGTGTTGGACGGTATGGTCGAAACATTCCACGCGTAGTCGCTGGTGTTGGTAGAGGACCACGGCAGGGAAGTCGATTCTCCGGCGATGCGGATGCGGTTGCCGAAGCGTTTGATGACCGTGCCGCAGATGGTGTACCGGGACGGCAGCACTCCAGCCTTGAAGATCTGAATGTGCTGCGTAGGCTGGTTTGGGCGGTTGTTGTCAATCCACTTCGAGGCGATGCCGAAGAACTTGTTGTTGGTCGTGTCGTAGAGGACGTAATCGCCGGGGCCGACGCTCTTGATGTCAACCATGACGTTGGTCCCACACGCGAAGGTTTCGCCGCTCTCCGTGATATGGGCGGCTATAGCGACCGAAGGCTGGCTGCTCGTCACGCCTTGCATGAGGTTGTAGATGTCACCACTCGCAAGGGCCGTGTCGAAGGCCGCACGGGTCGCATAGGTCAATGCGTAGGTTGCCATGACTTACTCGCCCTCCCCGCTTCCGCTGGTTTCTTCGGGTTCTACTTCCTCGGCGGGTTCCTCGCCACGCAGGGGTTCCTCGCCCTCCGTAGGCAGGGGCACGCCGTAGGCTTCGTGGAGAGCTTCGGAAAGCTCGCCGAGCATAGTGTCCACGGCCTCCTTGTCAGGTCCCGTGACGTTGTGGACGAAGCCAATCAGCCCGTCAAACGAACCGATGTAGTCGAGGCCCTTCCACACGCCGCCACCGCTGAGGCCGATGCCGATGTTGTTTTTCACGTCAAGCGCAAAGGATGCGCGAATCACTCCGTCGTTTGCTTTGGCCGACGGAAACTCCATGCTGATGGTCTGATAGACCGTACTCGGAATAAGTCCCATTTTGTGTTAGTATTTAAGGTTTGAAAGTTGGGTTTCGAGCGACTTGACGCGCCGTTCCAGCCGGGCGATCTTCTGCTCGTGCGTTTCCACGTTTTTTGCGATGGTTATGGCCGCGAGAAGGGCTATGTTGCCGTACTCCATAGAGAGCATCCCGTCCTCATCAAAGCACCGCACGTTGTGCGGCAGAATCTCCTGCCAATACTGCGCGATGGAACCAGCACCGCTGCCCTTGTACTCGTCAATCCAATCGAACACCACCGCCGGGGCATTGGCGATCTGCGCCACGGAGAGGTTGACGGGCCGCAGGTTCTTCTTCAGCCTTGCGTCCGAACTGCTGCTCGTGCTGCCCGCCGTCATGTAGCCGTCAGAATAGATGCCCTTGCTGGCATGGATTCCCGCGTTGGAGGAATTGTATTCGAGGTAGGCGTTGGCCGTGATGTTCAAGCGTCCGTACACCGTCAGCGGCGTGGCCACCGACGAGGAACCGACAGACACGGCGTAGCTGCTATCCCTCGTAAGAAGGTTAACACCCTTATCGCCATAGAGCGTCATGGCGTCATCCGTCAATTCGCCGAGGTAGCAGTAGGAGCCGTCCCCGAACCAAATGCGCCGCCCATAGTTGCCGCCACGCATATAGATGTCCCCGGTCATCGTGCCGCCGGAGAGTTTCAGGTACGTGGACGAGATGACGTTGCCGTCTGCGTCGCGGTTCGCATAGTTGGCCACCCCATTCGTGAAGTAGCTTTGCAGGGTGGAGATGTTGCTATTCGTGTTGGTCAGGTCGAGGTCGGCAAGCATATTCGCCTTCGAGATGCTGCCGCCCAGCGAAACCTGCCGCCCGGCAAGCGTGATGGACGAGTTGGCGAGGTACGAGTTGGAGATGGCAGAGCCATGCCATGTGCCGCTCGTGATCGTGCCGACGGTCGTGATGTAGGACGAGCCGCCCCACGTAGAGATGGCCGTGTTCTCCACGTTGTCGAGGCCGATGTAGTTCTTCGATAGAATCAGCGATCCCGACCCGGAGTTCGGGGTGTACGTCAGGATATTGCCACCAGCACTATTGTAGATTTTCAGCGTGTAGATGGATTGGTGCGAGGTCAACGCGCCAAGATCGCTGGCCGTTATGGTCTGCGCGGAACTGCCGTCGTAGGTCTTTGTGCCGAAGGAAAGCGCGTTTTCCAGCCGTGCTGCCCACCGTGCCGAGCCATTGTTGTTAAAGTAGCCCTTCAGGGTGGAGATGTCGGATGCCGCGTTGGAGAGGCCGAGGTCGGAAAGCATCTGCGCCTGCGTTGCCGAGCCGCCGAGTTTCAGCGTGCGACCCGCAAGCGTGATGGTCCCGTCCATCGTGCGCGTCTGTCCGCCGATGGCGATGGAGATGTCGTTGCCGCTATACGCGAAGGACGCGAACAGAGGGTTGCTTGCGTAGTACAGTATGCCGTTTGTCACGGCGATCTGCTGCCCGCCCATCGTTATCGTAGTGCCCACCGTCAGGCCACCCGTCACGACGAGGTTGCCGCCGATGGCCAACGCCCCGGAGAGGGTGGTCGCGCCGATGACGTCGAGGCGGTCGAAGGTGGCCACGCCTGCGTTCAGTTCGGCGGCATAGACGGAATCGAAGGTCGGTTCCAGCATCCAATCCTCCAACGCAGCGATGCGGGACGTGACGGTCGCATACCCTTCCGCGAATATCAACTCCGTGGCAGAGAGGTCGAGGCTTCCGGCCTTCGCATCGAACCACGCGTCGATGTCCGTGATCTTCGTGGTCGTGAGGTCCGGGATATGGTCAACCGCAATCTTGGTGGTGCTGGTTACGTCTGCCGTTTGGATGACGGTGTTGCAGAGCGATGTCCACATAGCACCGAGGTCGAGGCCACCACCACCGCCACCGCTGGAACCGATGCCGCCCGCAGTCACGAAGCCGTCAGCATAGATGTTGCCGTTGGTGTGCAGGTAGCCGTTGGTGTCCATTTCGAGGTACACCGTGTCGCTGAACCATATCTGCTTGGCGGTCGTGAGTTTCATGCCGCCCACCAAAGTGAGCAGGCCCAGCATAGTCGTTGTGCCGTACACGTCAACGTTGCCGCCAAAGGTTCCGTTCTTGGCCCCAAATTCGCCGATGTAGGCGGATTCTGCCGCCGGGTCAAGTAACCAATCCTCCAAAGAGGAAACGCGGGCAGAGAGGCCCGCAATACCTTCAGCGAGGGCCAACTTGTCAACGCTCATTACGAGGCCGTCAACGATCAGGTTGCCCGTCAAGTGCCAAGCGGTCTGCGCCTTCTCGTAGAGGATGTCAACACCGTTGAAGTTGATGCTTCCGGCCACGTTCATCTGCCGGACCTCAACCTCATCGAAGGACGGAGCGAGCATCCAATCTTCAAGCGATGCGACACGGGCCGCGATGTTGGCGATGCCCTCCGTTACGGGGGCGAGTTCGTCATCCGAATTGGAGCCTGCCGTGACACGGCCATACTCGTCAACCGTGACGCTGCCGTAGCTGCCTGCCACGACGCCCGTGACGGCAAGGGAGAACGCACCCGCTGCGGAGAGATTCAACCCGGTCCCCGCCGTATAGGGCAGGTGGTCCAAAGCGATCTTAGTTGTGCTGGTTACGTCTGCCGTGGCGATAGGCTGGTTGCAGAGGGAGGTCCACATGGCCCCCAAGTCGATGCTGCCGCCACCGCCGCCGGAAGTGTTCAGTCCACCAGCCGTGATGAAGCCGTCGGCGTAGAGGCTGCCGATGAGATGCCACGCCTGATTGGTGGCGTCATACTCCACGACCATGCCGCCGAGGTTGATTTGCTTGGCCACGTTGAGGCTCGACAGTTCGAGTTCATCCAACGCGGGGTTGAGCAGCCAATCCTCCAAAGAGGAAACGCGGGCGTAGATGTCGGCAAGTCCATAGGACACGATGCTCTCCAACTCCGAAGGGTCGAAGGTCGGGGAGGTCCCCGGACCGATACTGCCGCTTCCACCGCTGGTGCTTGTCTTGCCGTTGCTATCAACCTCCGTGATGGAATAGTCTGTTTCGTCGAACTCGCCTTCCTCTTGCAGCATCTGTACGGACAACGTATTGCTCAGGACGGCCAGCGATGCGGACACAATGCGGTACGACTTCTCGCCGAACACGACACCCTTGTTGAAGTAGAACGCGGTGTCCGCTTTCATCGTGCCGGAAAGGGCGTTGTAGTTGTCGTTCTGATACGAGATGTACTCGCGCCCCACCAACTCCAAAAGGTCGTAGGAATCGCCGTTCTCGTCCCGCTTGAACAGATGCAGAGGCGTGTGTACCGAATCGGTATAGAACAAGCCTCCGAGGAAGTGCAAATAGCTACCGAGAAGCAGCGGAACTTGGCCGACCCTGAAAGCCAAAGAGTCCTGCACGTTGTGCTGCGCGTTGATGGCAACGTCTTTCCTGCGTCCCGTGGTCGCATCCCCAATCGAGAACTTGATGTCGGCAATTCGTCCATAGATAGGCTGGGCCGGAGTGACGGGTATGGAATCGCCATTGAACAGATAGATCAACGGCTTGTACATTACGAACTCCAAAAGGCCGTCCGCAGGGATGGAGTTCATGCTGATGCACACGTCCTCCATGCTTGTCTTTTCACGCGTCCACGGCATGAGGAACGACAAGTACGGCTCATCTATCGTGGAGGGGTCGTAAACCTGCCAACTCTCACGCAGAACGTACTTCGTACCGCCGTATGTCAGGAACACGTTGAAGCGGAAGCGCAATGTGTAGCCGTCAATGTGCGACGTGCTTTGGTGGCTATCCGGGAACGGCGCGATGTTCCACATGACGTTTCGCCGCACGCCCCACAACCAATAACAGTTGCTGCACTTGAAGGACAAGTCAACAGACCGCTTCGTTTCCGTGATGTACTGTGCATACGTCAGATAGTCATCCATATTGTCAGCACCGCCGATGAGCGGGAAGATGCTTTCGGCAGGATCGTCGATGCCGTAGTAGGGAATCAGCAAGGGGAAGTTCCCCGTCATCGCCCAGCGATGCCCGGACGGTGGCGTGAATGTTTCCCGTTGGAGGGTGGCCGCGCCGCCGCAGTCATCCACGCTGAACTGACCCTCGTAGAAACTCTCCCGAAGTCCGTAGTCCTGCTCCACCGTCAGGTTCTTCCACGCGGGGCGAATCTGCCGATAGCCGGACTTGCCGACGAAGAAGGCGTCGGTGGTGTTCGCCGGGGCCTGCGCGATGTCGCGCACCTCAAAGCGGTTTGCATCATTCCACGCCAACGTCAGGCCCAAGCCGGAGAGCATCAGTTCGCACGCCTCGTGCCACGTCATGCCGACAAAGAGCGACGTGTTCACAAGGCCGTCCACCGCGAGGATGGTTGAGGGACTTGTGGCAACCTTCGTAGTGACGAACACCGTGTCCATTGCGACGCCCGCAGCCTGAAGGCCAGCAAGCAAGACGTTTCGCACGCTCAACATTTGGCCACGGGCCAGCGAGAAGTCGTAGTCGTTGAGGCGGCCAAGATTGTCGCGTGCCGTCAACGTGATCACGTCGTGGCTTGCAAGGTTCTCCGAATAACTGTCCGGCGTGATGAAACCCGTCCACCGCGTGGAGCCGTCCATCTTGTACACGACCTTGAACAACGTGGCGTTTGGAGTGAAAAACTGCGTGTAATCTATCTGCCCGGTGTCGTAAAGTGCAAACGTCAGCACGGACGTGACAATAGGGTCTGTGACGCTGCTGCCGTTCTTGCTAATCGTGATGCTATCCTTGACAAGACTGTCTATTTCGACCGCATCCCCCGTGAAGCCGTCCTTATAGACTTCAAGACGATGCACCCCTTCTGGGGCCTCGATTTGCTTGTAGAGAAGAAGTCCGTATGCCATGACCCTATCGCTTTTGATTGATTTTGTAACTTTCGAGCGAGAAGTAAATGTCCTGCCCCTTCAACATACCGTCCACGGTTATGTCCAACTCATACCCGGAACTCTCCACCGCCGTTTGCATAACGTTGCGGCCTCCCGTATAGGTGTAGGGGTTAGCCGTAGAGGAAGCACCGCTGCCCGTATTCTTCGCAAGGGCGGCGAGGCCAGCCTTGACCGCTATACCCGTTGCGATGAGTGCAGCACCAGCCGCTATTGCGACGGGACCTTCGAGCGATTCGAGCGCGGCCTTGAAAGCCTCAACCGCCTCGCCCGTCCCCATGACCATCATACCAGCAGAGATGCACGCGTCGGCTATCGGTGTCAGCAGGGCCTTGATGAGAGCCGTTGCATCCCAATTCCCCGTTCCGATAGCTTCAGAGAGTTCATCTATCGAATTGATGATGCCGGACTGCAAGGCATTTGCGAAGTCATAGGCAATGTCCTCGACCTTCTGCTCCTGCCGATAGAGGTTGTCAATCCACGAGTCGATTTCGTCCTGACTATGCTGCAACGCGGAGGTGTCAATACCCACACTCGTCTTGCCCTTGCCGGAGAAGTAAGAGTCCAACTTGTCGAGCGCGGGCAGTTCCTCCTTCTTGCCGATCTTCTCCAAGATTTGGAGTTTCTGCTGCAAGCGGGCGATCTCCGCGTTCAACTTCTCGACTTCAGACGTATCGGTTGCGAGGTTCCGCAGTTTCTCCTTCTCCTTGATCTCGTCACGGATGACGTTGATGAGTCCCGTGTGATCTTCTTCCTCGCCCTTCAGCCCGGCAAGCAGCTGCTTGAAAAGGTCGTTTTCATCTTCGACCGTATCGCCCAATCCATCAATCGCCGCACCAGCATCTGCCGCCCCGTCAGTAACGGTCTTGAACCAATCTTCGTAGGATGCCTCCAACCCCTCAATCTGCTCCTTCAGGTCCTTGTATGCCTTCGTGTCCTCAACGGTCACGCCGGGGTAATCCTTTCCGAAGGTCTTTTGCTTCTTCTCGAACCGCTCGATGAGGGCCTGCTTCTCAGCTTCGAGCCGCTGCCGCTCCTTTGCGAAGCGCGTCTGCACCGCCCACGTGTCGTTTCTATCGAACCCACCCTTTCCGTTCCAAAGAAGGTCAAAGTATTCCTTGTTCTGATTGACACGAGTGTCGCGGAACAATAGCTTGTTGGCCTCGTTCACGATCTTCGTCAGACCGCGCAGAACGCGGGCCATTGGCCCGGTGCTATTCTCCAAGCCGAGAATGAACGCCTCCCATGCCGATTTGAGTTGGTTGACCGCGCCCGTGACGTTGTTCGTCATGGTGTTGTACATGGTGTTCAGCGCACCGTTGGTGTTCTGCAACTCGTTGTACAACTGCTCACAGTCATCAGCACCGTTGACCAATGCGGCAAAGGCAGGACCTGCGTACTTGCCCAAAAGGTCGAAGGCTTCCTTTGCGCCCAAGCCGGACGCCTTCAGTTGCTTCAACGCGCCGATGATGTCCTCCATCGTTTTCGGCTGCTTGCCGAGCGACTTGTTCAGTTTGCTATCGGCGTTGGCCAACTCTGCGAAAATACGCCGGAGTGCCGTGCCTGCGCTCGATGCGTCAATACCCGCGTTGGCCAGCGTGCCGAGCAACGTGATAGTGTCGCGGACGTCGAGGCCGTAAGCCTTCGTGACCGGGACCAACTTGCCAAGCGTCGAGTCGAGATAATTGAACGACAAAGCGGACTTCGACGTACTGACGGCCATGACCTCCAACGTGTCGGCGGTCTGTTCTGCGGTAAGGCCGAAGCCTCGCATGGTAGCACCAGCGCGTGCGGCAGCACTTGGCAGGTCCGTGCCCACGGCGGCGGCGAACTTCAGCACCGCCTCCTGCATGGACTTGATTTGATTTTCCGTGAAGCCCAACTTGGCAAGTTCCGTCTGCAAGCCCACGACCTCGCTGGCCGTGTACTGCGTCTTGCGACCAAGTTCTATTGCCGAGTTCGTGAGGCCCGTTATTTGGTCACGCGTCTTGCCGAGGACGGACGCGAGTTTGGACGTGGCCGCCTCGAAGTTCGTGATGATCTTGACCGTTCCTGCAAGGGCCTTGATAGCGGCAACGGCGGCCATGACCTTCGTGGCCACGGCCTTCATGCTATCGCCGAAAGACTTGCCCTTTCGCTCGGCACTATCCATCCCCCGGTTGAAGTCATCAGATTTCAAACCGAGTTTTACCCATATATTACCTAAAAGGCTCATTTCTTGATGTTTTCAAAGATTTTGTTCAACTTCTTCACGTCATCCTTCGTTACCTTGTACACCTTCGGGTGCAGTTCTGCTTCCGTCATTTGATCCCACGGGAACGGGCAGAACTTACGCGCATCCTTCTCCTTCGTCACGCCCTTGCCCATGACCGGGGTAGTCAGGTAGTTCAGATGGGCGATGAACCTTGCCCGATTCCACTCTGCGTGTTCGTGGTCTGTGTAGCCCTTTTCGAGTGCCCGGAGTTCCACCCACGTCGTCACTTCGGCCTCGCGCTCTGTCTTTCCGCAGCATCCTATGAGGAAGTCACGACGCGGCTCCCACGCCTCCACCAGCGAAACCGCTTTGCCTGCTCTTTTTTTTTACCGTCTTGCCCCTTGCCTTCAGCCGCAAGTTCTTCGAGGGTCTTGCCCGTCTTGAACTCCACGATCTGCCGCATGAGTTCGCCGAAGCGAGTCTTGCCCTCACCTGCGGCCCACGCCTCGAAGTCGACAAGTTCCAGCATTTTCTTCGGCTTCTGATGGCCGTCGTATGCCGCCACGTCGATGGCGTTGAGGTAAGCCAAATACACGTGCTTTACGTAGATGCCCCACACCTCGGCGGTATCGTCGGGGTTGTGCAGCGTGAGGTCCAAGCCGTCCGTCAGGGACCGCTTGTAAAGCGAGGGGGTGATGAGCAAATTGACCACCACCCCCTGCACCTCAATCGTCTGTCGAGGATTAACCATGCTCTACCGTGTTACATGATTACGCCGGATAGACCATGCTGGGCGCACCGCTGCCCGTGAACGTGACCTCGCGGGTAATGATGCCGTTGCGCTCTGCGGTTTCGCTGATGGCCGTGATGATGGCCGTGCCAGCCATACCTTCGACGCGACCGTTTCCGCTGCCGATTTCGCCGATGAAAATCTTGACCTCTGCGCCGTTGACGAGAGCCTGAAGGAGTGCCTTCTGCTGCTGCGAAGCGGAGTTGTCGAGGTTGAAGGTGGCCGATGCGGTCCACGACTTGTTGCCGCTGATGAACTTGTCCCACTCGGTGGACTTGTCGCTTGCGTCAAGTGCGTTGTTCGTATAGTTGACACTATTGGACTGCTCGCCAGCGATCCAAGTGTCGGTTTCTTGGGACGTGCCCGTCGTGAGGTACACGCGCCGCTTGTTTCCTGCTTTTACTGCCATTGCCGTATAGTTTTAAGGGTTAATTATTTTCGTGCTAAGTTGGCGCGGAACTGCGTCCTGCGCCGTACAATGATGAGGTCGGCATCGCCTACCTCGTTGATCTCTTGGCCGAGTTCGCGGTACACCTCTAACACGTTCCACCCGGAAGGCGTGATTGTGCCGCAGCCGATGAGTCCATCTTCGATGGCCTCCATCATAGGCCCTGCCTCGCCATATCCTCTGTTGCTGATGGCCTCAACGACGAAGCCGATCTCCCGCACGTCATCGCCCTTGTCGATGCTGCCCTGCTCCGTGACGTCGGTAATCTCCACGCGGGGCCAATCGTTCACGTCAGAACTGACGGGATAGCCAAGAGCCGCGAGTTTCGCGGTCAACGCCTTCCTGAAGGCTGCCGCTGCCGTTTTCGCTGCCATGTCTTACTTCTTTTTGTAGTATTCGCAGCAGTCGTTGATACGCCGCTGCATAAACTCCGTGATTTGCCCACGGTACTTCTCGTAGGCCGGATGCAGGAACGGATGGGCCTTCGTGCCGTGTTCCTTTATCCAAAGGGCTATCGCCCATGCAAGGGACCATTGCTTGTCCCCCTTGTGCTTGCTTTCCTTCCTTACAAGCGGAGTCGGCCTGCGGGCCGTCTGCTTTTTCACAATGTGATCGTCGGGAAGTTTAAGTCTTGTCTTGCGGGTGCTGGGCACGATGCGCTTGCGACGAATCCATTGGTAGATGGTTTCCACGGGCGGCATCTTGCCGGACTTGCGGCCATACTCCACGTATTCCGCATATCCCATGTAGAAACCCGCGTCAACTGTATTGTCAGGCTGCACGACGGTGCGACCGCTATTCCGCAGGTGCGACGATGCGACGTTGCCGTTTGCCTTCAGCAGCCGCTGGGCTTCGGCCACGATCTGCATACCGAAAGCCGAAAGGCCCCTGACGGACGCCTTCAGCACTTCCTTCTGAAAAGCCTTCATGTTGATACGAAGGTTCTTCATGCTCACTTCGTCGATATACAGACCATCAGCCATTATACTATCGCCCTCCTGCTGCAAATGACACGCAGTTCGCGCTGACGCGTGCCGACGTCCTCACGGCTATCCACCGAAAGGACGATACCGTTCCAAATGACCTGCTCGAACTTCTCCGGCAGGTAGCGCATACGGACTTCGTAAGCCTCGATCTCGGCGGTTTGGTAGTAGTTCTCCTTCGCATATGCCGAAAGCATCATGACGGAGGCGGGAACCACGGCCACAAGGTCGGGATCGCCGGAGCCTGAGCCGCTTCCACTACCGCTGCCGCTCCCCGACCCCGAAGAAGGGGCCGGAAGGAACGACTGCATACCGTATTCGTCCGTGCGGCTGACGAGCCGCCTGAGCGTCACGGTTTCGCGGTAGGAACGCGGTGCGATGTTATGCGTGTTATTGAACAACATAATCCGCAGGGATGCGCTTGTAAACTTTCTGTTCCTCGTCGGTGTTACCGTCCCAAAGGGCGGCGGCCATTTCCCAAACGTAGCCCAGCAGTCGGGCCACGTCCCCCGCGTTGGGGAGGGTCGTGTAGGTCACGCGCCACCGCCCTGCGTAGGGAAGTTCGAGGCGATTGCCCGACACGAGGCAGTCGGCCACCACGTCCTCGCCCGTTTCGATATTCACTACCGACGTGACGCCGGAGATGATGGGCTGCCATAGTTGTAAGGCTCCCCCTTCCCCCTCTATGACAATGGTGCAGGGCAGCAGGGCGCGGTCCGCGTATTCCTGCACGCGGAGGACCGCCTGCTTCAATACGTTTTCCAACTCCGTGTCCTTAGCCGTGCCCACGATGTTCGCGTACTTCTTGAAGTCCGCGAGGGTTATGGCCGTGTTGGTTCCGATGCTCGTGTAGGTAATCATACCCGTTCCCAATATCCGAGGTTGATGAGTTCTTTTGCGACCCTCTCCGGCCTGCTCAGAATCTCGCCGACACAAAGGCCGTCGTGGGCCTTGATGACGCGGACGCGGGCATAGCCGGGTGCGGTCTTGTTGGAGGCAGCAGGCCGTACCGCTTTGTTTTCACGCTGCGGTACGACTGCCTTTTCCTCTGCTTTCTTGCGCTGCGCCATTACTGACCGCTGCCGGAGCCGCTGCCGCTGCCAGCCGTGATAGCTGCGAGGGCAGACGTGATGCTCGAAACGTAGATGACGGCTTTCTTGCGGTTGGACGGAACCACCAGCTGGCCACGCCAACGCAGGTACATGACGTAGGAGTCGGTTCCTGCGACACGCTCGATCTCCACCTCGAAGCCGAGTTTTTCGTAGAGGTCGAACACAGACGAGTCAGCGACCAGCATCTGACCTGCGGACAGTTTGGATGTACGGACCACCCGTTTGCCCATGAACGTGTAGATGCCGCCGTTGACCTCGAACACCAATGCGCCCGTGGAGGTGCGGATGTTCTTGTACTTGGCGAAGTCCGAAGGGTTCATGTAGATGGTGTCGGCGTAGAACGCACCGTTGGTGGCCTTCTCGACCTGCGCGTCTATGGCGTCAATGAGGTTGATGAAGTCCGGGTTCACGAAGGCTCCGGCGAGGCCAGCGGTAGATGCGCTGAACGCGGTGCTGCCCTGACCGATGATGCCGTAGATGTGCTTCTGCGTGGTGCTATTGGTGTCAGCACCGTCGCCGCTCAGGATCAGGGTGTCAACCTTATTCTGAATGGCCTTGATAGCCTCAGTACGTGCCCAATTCAGGAAGTAACTGAGGTCGGTGGACATTTCACGAGTGAACGGCAGTTTGGCCGCGATCTTGGCGAGGCCACGGGTCTTTTCCTCAGCGGCTGCGCCGTCAGCGGAACCGACTGCGGAACCTTCGCCAACGTAGTTGGTGTTGTCCGTGAACGAGCCCTCGATCCACAGAACCTTGCTCTTGTCCTGCGGAACGTCCTTCCGACGGATGACGCCGAGGAACACAAGACGCTGCTGGGCGTCGGCGTTGATTTCGGTGTCCCCGATGGTGCGGAGGATGGAACCGCTCATGTTGGAGGTGTCGAGTTTGACTTCCATGATCGCGGAGGCGCGTTTGCCTTCCACGACGTCCTTCATGGCACTCTTGAACTCTTCCGACTCGATGACGTCGCACACGGCCTGCGAAGCGGTTTTGCCAGCAGCCTTGTGTTCTTTCATGGCGTCGTAGATTTTCTTGATACTCTCGTCGAGGTTCTTGATGGCCTCGTCGTTGGCTTTCATGGCATCCTTGATGCCCTCGATGGCGTCCTTGTCAGCCTTCGCTTCTTCAACGGAAGCCTTCAAAGAAACCTTCTCCTCTTGCAGTTTCTTCATTTCTTCCTGCAAAGATTCGAGTTGCTCTTTCAGTTCTTTTTCCATGTCGATGGTGTTTTGGTTAATGTTGTTCGTATCTTCGCCCTTGCGCTCCGTTTCCTCCAAAGTGGCCTTCGGATTGGCGGCGCGGCTGACAAGGCTGATTTCGTAGAGGTAGATGTCCGTGAGGATGCGGTCGATACCTGCGGCCCGGTCCTCCGGGTATTCTGCGGCCTTCACGCCGTAGCCAATGCTGAACTCGTTGAGTGCGCCGTCCTCAATGAGAGTCGCGGCGTCCTTGCCGAGTGTCGTGTTGCTGATGCGGGCACGGAACCAAAGTCCGCGCTCGTCCTCCTTCATTTCCTCGATCACGCCGATCACGTCATCGAAGTTGTGCTGCCAGCACAGTTTGATTCGCTTGACGTCATCGCTTGCGAGGAAGTTGGCGAAGGCTCCGGCCTTGATAACGTCCCCGTAGGAGTCCACGTTACCGAAGTACGCGCCGTAGCCCTCGATGTAGAGGTTGGTGTCCTTGCGCTCGGCCTTGATTTCCGGGCAGGCAAAGGACTTGTGTTCTATCTTGGTTTCCATCGTGTGATGCGTTTGTTGCGAATATAACGACCCTTATTCGCGTGCGACGCGTTTTTGATATGGATATAAGGTTTTAGCACAGAAAACGCCCCGAATCGGCTGAAACGGGGCGTTACTGAAAGAATAGCGGCTATATCTCTGTGATGCCGTTGCCGCGTGGCAGATAGATGACCGCGCAGGAGCAGTTGATGACCTCAGAGGCAGGTGCGCCGAACCGCTCATCCATCGGGTACTCCATAGGGAAGCCGCCGACGCTGAACATTTCGCCCTGCTGGATTGTCACGCCGTCAACCTCCTGATGGGTGGGGCGGGTGTTGATGCCCGCAATGCTCCACGTCTTTTCGTATGGGATGCCGAGGGCGTCAGCCGCCACGTTGCCGCCGATGTTCAGGGAGTGCATCGCCTCCGTGTGACAGATGCGCCGGACCTGCCACTTGTTGATGCCGCTATACTGCTGCATCGTTTCGCCGTACAACCGCCGCGTCAACGCCTCTGCCCCCTCATCGGAATGTTCCGTGTAGATGGCCGTGAGCGTCTGCCGCAGCCACTTGTTCACGGTGTTCGTCATGAGGCTGATGCGCTCCCCCAAATGATCCTGCGCCCATTGGAGGATGGCACGGGCGAACACGTCCGTCGGGTCTGCTTTCCGTGCCAGCAGGCGGTGCGCCGCCTCAACTGCGCCCTGCATCCCAGCGGTGCGGTATAGGTCCGTCAGCAGGGGAAGCATCCACGGCTCCGTGTACTCCACCTCATCGGCCCAAAGTGCAGGCGGCACGTCCCGCGCCTGCAAGTCGCGCAGGGCCTTACTTACGGATGCCGTGCGCTTGACTCCCATCTTGCGCTCGTAGGCAGATACGGTCTGCAAGGTGTTGACCCGCATGACCGACTGCCTCGCCCGCTGGACCGATGTGATACGCTTCTTCATTACTTGATGACTACGGCAGGAGATTGGCCGACAAGAGTGCCCTGCGTCGCATATCCGGCTGATTGGTTGGGCTTGATCATTGCGCTTTCGCATTTGCTTTTCCACACCCACACGCCGCGCAGTCTGCGACGCAGCATTTCTCCTTGCTTCTTCAGTTTCTTGCGATACTCATCATAGGGCATATTCGCAGGCCGCTCGTTGATAATGTCGGGGAATTTCGGAATAACGATTTGTTTCATAGGATTGTGTTTTATTGGTTGGTTTCATTCTCGTTGATGTCGAAGGCTTCATCGCCGAACATAGTTCCGACGGGAATCATGGGCTTGTCATAGATGCCGTTGGGGTTCTCTGCGCCCGTCAACTTGTCGTAGCCGTATGCCTCGCGCATCTCGTTCAGCGATGCGTGCATGGCCGTCAGGTTCCGCATGACGTCGGTCGGGTTGTCCTGCAAGACGTCAATCATGTCGGTGTTCACTTCGAGGCGCAGACGCAGGTCGGCGTCCTTCAGGCGCAGGGTCTTGGCGTTGCGTCGCAGGTAGTCCATGAAGTCCTCGCAGAAGATGCGGATGCGGGGCAGGGCCGCAGATTCATAGAGCGACCGCTTGGCCTCTGCCGCGTTCTCGTACTTGCTCTGCCCGTAGTAGAGGTCCATCGGTATGCCGTAGGCGAAGCAGAGAGCCGTGACCGCCTCCTTGCCGGAGTCGAGGATAGAAAGGTCAACGGGGGTGCTGCCCACCTGATGCACTTCGATAGGCTGACGGAAGAACTTTGTCTTGTTGGCGTTCTCAGCCTTGTTTACCTCCTTCTCCACCTCTGCCGCAGCCTGCGGAACAACGTAGCCGTCCTTGTCCTTCGCCGGGCTGATAATGGCGTTGACGCCACCGTTACCGATTGCGGTGTTGAGGCGTTCCTTGCCCTTCTTCAGCAGGGCGCAATCATAGGCGGCTGCGATCAGCGGCGAGAAGCCGAAGAACGTGTCATCGTCGAGGTTGTAGCGGAAACTTTGGAAGTACGTGTCGTTGGGTATGGGTTCCTCGTTTGGCGAACCCGTGATGCCGATGCCCACAATCGGGAAGCGCACGCCACCCTTCTCAATGAGAACGCGGTTGCCTGCTGGCAGGTACATTCCACGAATCTGCCCCATCCTTGCACCGACGGCGTTGCGGTCGAAGTACACGAAGGCATCCCCGAACACGTCGTAGTTCGTGGCCCATGCGTACATGAAACGGCTTCTGTTGAAGCGGTCGTTGGGGTGGTTGAGCAGGTCGAGAATCCAATGCTTCTCTACCGGGTTGTCGTTCTCGTCCAGCAGTTCGATGTAGGCCGCGCACTCCGCGACTGCGTTGGCGATTCTGTCAATGATACCGAACACCGCGCTATTGGCACGGTACGTCTTGTAGAGGTCCGTTCTGTCGAAGTCCCCAAAGTCCACCGTTCTGCTCATGCCCCACAGAAGGCGTTTGAGGTATTCGTTGGCCTCATTGTCATCGGGGGTGTAATACCCCTTCGCTTCAAGTTCCTGAATCCGGGCCTCCATCGCCTTGATGTCGCGCCCATGCGTAAAGATGCTCATTGCTATTGTTCTCCAAGTTTGTTTGCTATGCCTTGCCGCCGCAGGTGCGTGACCGCCCCGTAGCTGGTCGCGTCCATGAGATGGTCCCCGCCGTCCTGCGGCTTGTTGATGTACTTTGTCTTGTCTGTCTTGCTGGTCTGCCAGCGATAGTTGCGGACCTCGTGGTCGATGTTATCCCCGATGTAACGCACGTCGAAGTATTTGAGATATTCGATGCGGCCAACCTTGTCGGTGTTGACCGCCGCCATT